ATCTAAGACCAGCATCTTCTAGATAGTCATGACCTACTCGGTTGTCAAAGCCTACACTAAGAGCTTCCTGCAGGAGACTAGGAATGCCATCCTGGTTATGCTCTTTGTCCTTGCCATCTATGATCGAGATACTTTTTAGAATGGCATTATAGATTGCACGATCCTTGCAAAACTTTTCGGTTTCATGAAGTAGCCAGCTAAATTCTGCTGGCTTTTCTACTAGGCTCTGAACTATCTGAATACGATCTGTGTAGTCATTTTCCTTAAGAGTTTTATCGTTCTGAAGCTCAATGGTTAAAATGTCTGCATTGGGCGACTTATTATAGGTCTTGTAAAAAGTATCGATTATGTTGTAGACATCACGTTCGGCGTTGTCAGAAAAATAATCGGGTCTAATAAAGGGCAATACACTTCGGGCATATTCTATGTCATGAATTAAATTACTGAGTATTAGGGTCTCTAGTTTCATGGTCTTCCATTAGTTTAACTGCTGCACGAATAATGTCTTCTATAATGGGCTGAAGTACTGCGTCAAAATCCTGTTTATGGGTTTTCTCAGGATCGGTTTCTGGTGTTATGGTTAAAAAATTAAAATCTACTTCTAGACTGGTTTCGTCTTTGCCCAGAGCTATGTTATTAATACTTATGGTAGTATCGGCAAATTTACCTTCTTCGATCTTAACGCCCCATTGATCCTCGCCATTGCGCCAGGGACTATACTTGACTAGCATTTTCAAACTCCTCGTCTAATTCATCGGCTGTAAGGTCCTGCTGCAATAGACCACTGGAGCTTACCTGATATTGTTCTTTGATATATTCGCGGAATTCTGTTGTGGTTAGAATGGGCATCCAGAAATCCTTGGTATAGGTATCTTTGATTCTATACTTTTGTTCTTCGCCTTTGCGGGCATACCAGCCATTGGTTGGCTTGACAACGAAGCCACCGGCCAGGGCTACTTCTAAAAGACCAGACCAGGGACTAATACCGCCCTCAAAACTTACCTCGACCGGTATCTTGCGTTTTTCTCGCACATAACGGGATTTTTCAACGTTAATAATAAAGTTATAACCAACCAGATCAGTTCCTTCTTTTTCCTGCTGTCGACCAATGATATAGATGTTGTCGGCGCTATAATAAACACCGGTTCCTCCGCTAACAACATCCTTGGGAAACATGCCGATTTCCTTGTAGGTATGATTGACTACAATCATGGGTATGTCTTTGATGGTCAGATGCGGCGTAACCATTCTAAATAAACTCTTGAGCTGCTTGGCACGACTCATGTCGGCTACACTCTTGCCTTCGAGTGCATCTTCGACTTCTTTTTTACTGGCTAGGTTCCCAACTGAATCAACGATAATAATAATATGATCACCACGTTCGATATTATTAAGTTGCGCCATACTGTCATGTTTGAGCTGTTCAATATCCGTGATCGGAGTGTGGACGACTCTGCTGGTGTCAATACCAAAACTGTCAAAATAAGATTGAGGACTACCAAACTCGCTATCGTAAAATAATACAACTGCGTCATTATACTTCTCCATGTAGCTCTTGGCTAACAAGAGCGCAAAGGCTGTCTTAAAATGCTTGCTGGGTCCGGCAAAAACTGTTAGTCCAGGAGCAAGCCCACCATCTAAACGACCGCTTAGTGCAACATTGATCATGGGCACTGAAGTCTGAATCATGTCCTTGGCATTGAAAAATTTGCTTTTATTCAATACTTCGGTATCTTTTATGGTTGAATTCTTTTTGAGTCTATCTATAAGTGACATGTTATCTCCTTGTATTCGCTGTATTGTAATGTGTCTAGATATTGTTGTCAATGCCTGTTAATTGAAAAGATCGGCAAGTGTGGCCTGCGGTTTGGCCGACCAGCCCATGCCTTCGAGAATAGTATTTAATGGTTCTAGAAATGACTTTTGGAACATGGTATCATAATCAATGAATCGTTGTAGACCAAACTCTGGCGGTATACTGCCTATGAAGGCTATACAGTTCTCGCCTATGCTATTGGGCACCTTTAGATATAGGAATTTAATTTTATCGCCCTCGCGAATGGCTTCATACTTCTTACCAAGGCTCTGTGCTTTGAGATGATAGTTGTACAAAAGACTAGCTCGAACGTGCATGGGCGTACCCTTGCGATATATCTTGGCACTGTCACCGTATTCGGATAGTCCGTTTACGCCGCGAGGAAAGGCTATGGCTTCGGCTCTGAGCTGTCGGTATTCGCTTTCGGTTTCCTGAATAAATTTCTGAAGCGTTGTTTCATTCTTAGTAAGCGCCAGACCAACAGCCTTTTTAAGAGCCTTACGAGCATATTCAGGAGTGCTGCTCCTAACAATCTCCAGGCCCATGACTTTAAGTTTAGGCTCAGCATAGCTAACACCTTCGTTATTATAAACATTTAAAGCATACCTTTTCTTGGCTACCCAGATGCCACGATCGGCAATGGCTTCACGCTTGAAGGATATCTTCTTTTCATAGGCATTGGTATAGTTAGCCAGCTGATCACAGGCTTTGTTAAGAACTTTTTCGATCTTTTCTGCGCAGATTTTGTCTAGGATATCTACAATCTTTTCCTTGGGCATGTCCTTATAGAACTTCTGCACCAAAGGATCTAAGGTAACATAACAAGAGTCTGTATCCGAATAAAAACTATAGTCCACATTAGTAGTACCACAGATCTGGTTAAGCCAGCGATTAAGCTCTAGGCCAACAGTCTGAATAATATACTGACCTGTTAGCGTAATACCTTCGGCAATTCTATCGTCATAGAATCTAAAAAACTCATTGCCCCAGGCACCGAACAAACTATTGAGCTGAATCTTTCGAGCCATCTGGAAATTATTAAACTTGGCAATCTGATTCTGATGAAATGGCTGATGTGTTAGCTCATATTGCTTCTGGGCTTCGATCATTTGCTTCTTGTATTTTTGTCGATCATCGAATAGCTTTTTAACAATCTCCGGAAACACACCCAGGTTATCACGCTTAAAGGCATAGCCATTGGCTGTCATGGCTAGGTTTTTATCCTGTAATTCATCGAGCTCGTATTTTTCTTGCAGCAGCTTTTCAATAACAATGTCCTTGTACCAGCCAGCCTGCATGGTCTCGGGACTTAGATTGTACTGCATGATGATGCTGGGATATAGACTAGTAGCATCAAAACTTACTACCCAGTCATACTTGCCGGGTTTGGGTTCTTTTACATAGGCACCAACAATCTGTCGAGCCTTGCGACTGGTGTCTCTTTGATGGACTACTATGTTCTTATTCCAGCAATGATTGTATAGTATGCAGTCCCAGGTTCTGACTGCACTAAAGATATCCGAATAGTTACACTTGGCATCATAGGCCATGGTTAGGATAAGCTCAATGAGCTTCATCTTTTCTTCGAGCCTATCGACTAATTCAGTATCAACCACGTTATACTCTACGAACTTTTGCCAGTCATTCTTATAGAAGTCTCGAAAGCTATCATATTCGTCATAGCTTAGTTTTTCTGATCCCAGTTCCTGCTTGGCAATGTAGTCCAGCTTATAGCTTTCCTGGGCGCTATAGGTAAATTTTCTATAAAGATCCAGATAGTCCAGAGCTGTAATGCCTAGCCAATCGACTGCTAGCTGACTCTTGTTATACTTTTCTACTTCACGCTCATTGACTATGCCCCAGGGACTTAGTTTCTTGGCAGCATCTTCGCCTAGAACTCTTTTTATACGACTTAGTAAATAGGGCAAGTCAAAGAACTCTATGTTCCAACCGGTTACAATGTGTGGATAATCTGCGGACCAAAAATCTAGGAATCGTTTCAAAAGATCATATTCGTCTCTGCAAGTTATATAGTTGTGATTAGTCTTGACCGGTTCGGCATGTTTGGCGCCAAATGTAGTAATTTTCTTGGTTACGTAGTCCTGAAGCGTAATCAGCAGAATGGCTTCCTGTGGATTACGAACATCAGGAAATCCATTCTCAGCTTCGGTTTCAATGTCCAGACTAAAGGTTCTGATCTCTCGAATGTCGAAATCAATCTCACCTGGAAACATTTCGGTAATGTACTGATAGGCAAAGTTGGTATTGCCATAGATGGCAAAATTCTCTACGTCACTGTATTGTTTGATGTATTGCTTGGCATCGTTAATACCATCGAACCGAATACTCTCAAGGGGCACACCCATGAGACTTCTGTGTTTGGCATTTTGATTTTTGCTGGGAACCCAAAGGGTTGGTTTGAATTCTAATCGTTCCTGAACATTGCGTCCTTTGTTAACACCACGCACAAGCAAACGGTTACCATACTGGACGACACTGGTATAAAATCGCATAAAGGGCTCTCCTAATCCCTACATTATAAATATGTTTAGTGGAACTGTCAATGTAATTCCTTGAACTATAGTATTTATGGTTATAGCCTTAGAAACTCTGTTAAAAGGAACAAAATGCGCGCAGTTCTTAATAGTTTGGTTGCCTGTTTAGCCCTGTTTTGTCTGGGTGTACAGGCACAGACAACTAATACAAGTACAAGTAGTACTACTGGCGGAACAACAACTAATAGCACTACACTGATAAACCAGGGTAATGCTACTACCTACGACTCTAAAAGTCTAGTAGATACCAACTCAACATCTAATAGTACTAGCTCGGTATCTACCAACAATGTTTCCACCAGCACAAGTACCAATGTCAACACCAGTACTGTAAACAGTACCAGTACAAACAACAACAATAACGTTAATACCAGTACTCAGACCAGTACCAGTACTAATGTTAACACCAACAACAATGTCCAAAGCGGTACAGCTACCAACATAAACGATAATCGTATGTCGGGTTCGGTAACCTACAATAACAACAATGTTAATACCGGAACCATGACCTACAATAACAACAATGCCAATACTAGCACGAGTACTAGTACCAATGTCAATACCAACAACAATATTCAGTCTGGTAGCATAACCAACATCAATCAAAATACCAGTACATCGGATAGTACTAACCGCAACATTATGTCGGGTTCGGTCACTTATAACAATAACAACAATACAACTAGTGTAAACACCAACAATAATATTCAGACTGGCGACATGACCAATCGAAATAT